GCGCTGTGTGTAACAGCGTGCGCCCACCGAAAAACGTAGCCAAGCTTGCGCTCACATTCGTCGCCAATGATTGACGCGCCGAGGTGATACCTGCCAGGGGTTTTGCTCTGGCCCGACTCTATCGCCGCGTTCACGGCGTTGAGTGCGGTGTTGCTAGGCTGCGGTATTGCGGCCATTACTTTTTAAGCGCCCAGACGCGGATCTTGCCTGGCCGAACCGAGCGACTTGCGGCCTTCATGCCAAGGCGCTCAATCGCTTTGCGCAGCTTTGCCGTCGCCTTGTGGCTGGCTTTCCATAGCTGCGCCTGCGTTGCGTTTTTGGCGACCGTATAGGTCAGCAAAACGCTGTCGCCGTCTGTCATCTTCCGCGCCACGGCGTCTATTTCAGACTTGCTCTGCTGACTCAGCGATCCGTAACGACGCGGCTGCAGCGGTATGCCTTTCTCAATTTTTAGTTGCTGTGCCGGCATGACTACTCCCACGGCTTTTTAGCTGGGGCAGACGCCGTGGCAGCCGCCTCGGCTAAGCTCTGGGGCGCGCTCGCGGGTGGCGCTGCGGGCGGCGGCGTAGCCGCGCCGGCAGGCGCTGCGTAGCCTTTGATCTCGTTGCTGGCGTCGTAGCCATTTTCGGGCGGGCGCACGACAACTTTGATGCTTACGTCCTTCCAGTGCAGCTCTTCGCTGTCAGCGACGCCGTTCAGGCCCATAGCCATGCAAATAGCGGCCAAGTCTTGCTTGGCAATCGACTCGGCCTTGGGGTTTTTGTTCTTCACATTTAGGCGATCCCAAATGCGTCGACCGGAGTGCGGGCCGTCTTTAATTTCCCAAGTCAAAACCAGCATTTCGCCGCCAGTCTTCGTTGGCTTCACCTCTGAATCAAAAATCACGGCCTTGTAGGTGCCTTCTGGAATCGGCGAGAAGTCTTTCCCGCCGGCGTCGCTCATTGGCACGTCGGCCACTGCAAAGTTAAGTTGTGCCATTTTTCTTTTCCTCCTTAGAAGGGTTGATTGCTTGATCGATTGAGTCCCACAAAAGCGGAATCTCTTGCGGCATGTTGAATCGGTTTTTAGCCAGGTGGCCTACGTCCTCTTCACAGCCAAGAACACGCTCACCCATATTGATACCGCGTGTTCTGGTGTTGCCAAAGCCCGTCTGTTCCGTCTTGGTGGCAAACTTGTGATGCGCAAAAAGCACCGCGTCGCATGACTCAAAAACGTAAGCCGCAGCCTTCTTGTGCAGTTTGATGTTGTAGCGATCTATCGTCGCGTTATGTGGGTCTGCAAACTTTATAATTTCGCAGTGGGCGATCATTACAATCGTCATGCCCTTGTTTTTGCGCAGACTGTTAAGGGCGCGGAAAGCCTCTCGCCATTGGTCAAGAGCCATAACATAGCCCTTGCCATAACCAAGTTTCTCAATGTTTTCAACGCCGTTGTCTTTGCAAACCGCCTCCCAAATCAGCGGCTCTAGATGGTCAAGGCTGTCAATTACCAAGGTCGAGAAGTCGTGGTCGTCATGCAACGCCGCAAGCGCGTCCATAAAATCCTGCCACGTTTTCACTATTGGGAATGAATCGACCGCCAGTAGCCCAGTACCGTCCTCTGTACGCAACCAAATAGACTTTGGCGCACCATAGGCGGTTGTTGTCTTACCAACGCCGCCTGGGCCGTAAATGCACAACATCGGAGGTTGATCGTTGTCGGTCTTGCTAACGCTGCTTAAATCAAACGGCATCGTTGGCCTCCTTCACGGTGATGTTTGGCTTGGACTCGGTGGTGGTGATGGCGATGGCCAGCTGTTGCCAAGTATCGGGCTCGTTGTTGATCAAGAACTTAACGCGGTCGTTGTCGAGCATCTCGACCATTTTCACTGGCCGCAGATCCTCTGGGATTTTGTCCTTGATGCGCCGCCATTCGTCTTGGCTAAGCTTTCGGCTAAAGCCGCGCTTTACCGTGATCTTTAGGCCGTTGCTTGTTGTTGTGGTGCGCGCGCCTTCTTCTTTCTGATCGAGGAAGGGGAGCATGTCGCGCTCTATGGCGACGCGCGCATCGCGCGCGGCGGCCTCGGCGGCTTTGTGCTTCAGCCATTGCTGAGCAAGTAGCTCAACGTCTGGTTCGTTGTGAGTGGATTGTAAGTCGTTCAAGTTGTCACCTCCTAATTGGACAGGAGGTGATATTGAACTAAGTTGTAATTGGCGTCAACCTATAGGTTGACATAATTTTCAAGGTACACAACTTTGGAGTGGTGTTTGTCAAAGGCTTCGATCTCATCGTCGGTGTACAGAGCGCGCGAGTGGTACACCTTGCCTTCGCTTTTGCAGTAGGCAATGACGCTGTCGCGCTTTGGCCCATCCAGCCCGATGCAAATTGCGTGAGGCATGTACCAGATGAATAAAAGCGAAAGAGCAGGGTGCTCGCTTATGGCGTAGCCCACGGGCGCCCTCCACATCCACTGGTCGTGCGCATCTGAGTTGTCGATGATTTGCTGCCCCCGCGGAGTTGTCCAAACGCGCTTGTGCATCGCCTGGTATTCGGCGGGTACGCGGGCATATTTGGCGTAAATCGCCGGCTCTGTCGTCGTCACATAATCGGCAGTGAAGGTGCCGTTAAGGACGCTGTCGTAGAATCGGTCTACTTCAATTTTTACGAATCGCGCGCCTTCGCACTCTAAATCATTGCCGTCGTGCATATCCCTCACGTGTTCTCGTTATTTCTTTTTCCCGTTGCCGTTTCCGTTTGTCACAGTCCTTGGAGACAGGAATTTGTTTACAACCTGCAGCACTAAATCTGCCTCGGTGTCGTTAAGTAAATTCACTGCCTCGGTCAGCTTCTGATGCGTCGGGCGGTGCTTGACCACGCCGAACGCCAGATACGCTGGCTCAACGTCCAAGAACTCAGCAACTTTTGCCAGGCTTTGAGCCTGCGGAACCATCACGTCTTGCTCCCATTTGTGAATGGTGTTTTTTGCAAAACCTGTGGCCTCTGCAACCTTTGCGAGTGAATAGCCGCTGCCCTCGCGTAGCGCGCGCAGCCTGCTCCCCAGTGTTTCGTTCATTTTTGCCGTCCCTAGTTTTTCTCCTTGCACTTTAACCCTTCGGGCCACCCCTTCCAACCAATGGTTGACAGTTAGAGCAAATCACAGAATCGTTCCAGCCGTCAACTTTTAATTAACAATTTTGAGCGTCGGGCGTTATAATTGTTGTTGCCGTCACCCTACGGGTGTACGCTTCGCGAAATTTTGACAACAAGGCCGGCCATGACCCCCGAACACATCTGGATCGAGATCAACATTACCCATCTGAGCCAGGCCTTAAAGATTTCACGCAACAGCATCTATAAGTGGCGATCTAAGGGGGTGATTCCAGCGGAGCGCGTCGTACAGGTAGAGGAGGCGACAGACATCTCGCGCCGCGAGCTGCGGCCTGACCTTTTTGAAGTGGCCAGTGTCTGAGGCGCTTGCGATGCATGACCCGCGCGAGGAGGCGCGTCGTCTGATCGAGGAGGGGCTGACGGTTGTGCCGGCGCACCGGCTGCAGAAGCACCCGTTGGTGAACTGGCGCAAGTACCAAGAGTCTGACCCCGTCGATGGCGAGGTGGAGCACTGGCTGACTAGTGGCCGGTATGTTGGCTGCAACTGGGCCATTATCACCGGCAAGCAGGTTGTGGTGGTGGACGCAGACAGCGCGGAGGCCATCGACTACGTCAAAAAGAACGTCACCTATACGCCTCGCACGGTAGAGACGGCACGCGGCCGGCACTTTTATTTCAAAGCCAACCCAGACTACGAGATCACCAACGGGGTGAACCCAGACCTGCGTATCGATGTGCGCGGTGCTGGTGGTGTGGTGATTGCCCCTGGCTCAGTGCATGAGAGAGGGGCGGTTTACACAGAGACCGTAGACGCCGGCATGGACGGCGACTGGCGAACGCTGCCGTATCTCTCGGCGCAGGATCTGCGCGCCATTGACGGGTTCAACGACCCTAAGCCGCAGCCCGTGGCGGGCAACCTTACTTTTAACGTCGCCGACGCCGGCGTCAGAGAGGGCAGCCGCAACAACTCTGCCGCCAGCGAAGCTGGCCGGCTGATCGCGCAGGGCCACGAGCCTGCCGAGATTCTGGAGCAGATGCTCGCCTGGGACGCCATAAACCAGCCGCCACTGGGCCGCGCCGTCATTCAGCGCACCGTCGAGTCGATGCTGGCAACTGACGCCGGCAATAAGGCCCGCGCAGAGGAGGTGTACACGGCGCAAGCCGAGGCGCAGCGCGAAGCGCTGCAGCCGAGGCCGTTTGTGCTGGGCGACGTGGCGGCGATCCCAAAACGGGAGTGGGTATATGGCCGGCACTATATAAGGAAGTATCTCAGCGTCACCGTAGCGCCAGGCGGGGCAGGCAAGACGGCGATCACCATTGCCGAGGCCGTAGCGATGGCAACAGGCAAGCCAATACTTGGCGTCGAGACAACGCCGCGCAAGGTGTGGGTTTGGAACTTAGAAGACCCATTAGAGGAGCTTATGCGCCGTATAGCGGCCATTTGCCAACACTACGGCATCACACAAGACGATTTAGGCGACCGGCTCCTGGTCAACAGCGGGCGCGACGACCCTTTAATCATTGCAGAGCCGCT